AGTCATCGGCGGCCTCGCTCTCGGTGCGGTCGTTCAGCGCCTGCGCGATCTCGACGAGAGCGAGGCGGACGGTGAGCTGCGCGACGGGTCGCGTGATCGAGAGCTGTCCCCTGCCCTCGATGGCGTCGAGCGCCTCGATGAGCGTGGCGGTCAGCGAATACAGCGTCTCCCAGTCGAGCTTGCGGAGCGCGGCGTGGTTGTCGGCGGCGAGCTGGTCGAACCTCGCGCGGTTGCGGACCGCCGAGCGCCTGAAGTCGCGCGGCGTCACTGCTCCATGTCCTTCCAGAGCGGCGCGAACGCCGCCACGAGCATGAACAGAACCGCCGCCCCGAAGAGGGCCATCCCCAGTACGTCAAGCATCCCGCGTCTCCTTCCGCGGCTCCACGGGAAACGCGGCGGCGACGGCCTCGCGCACGATCCGCAGGCGCGAGCACTCGCGGGCCTTCGCGAGCCGCGCGATCCTCAGCCATGTCTTGCGGTCGAGCCTGACCAGATGCGTCTTTCGCGGCTCCATGTGGACCCGTTATCAGCGCATGGTTTGGATATTATGTAAAGCCGCGCCATGCGCTGCGACGGCCGATACATTCGGGCACCGAGCGGCACGCGCCGCGTCGGGCTCGGGTAAACACCTGTTTACCACTATCGTCCGAACCGCGCAAGGGCCTGCAATCTTCTTTCGCGCGCCCTCACGGCGTCGGCGTGGCTGCCGGCGGCCTCGCGCCAGTCGCCACGTTCCCAGGTCGCGTCGCCGACCCTGCAGATGACCACGGTCGCGCCGACCCGCACGGTTCCCCACCTGGCGAGCTCGCCCTCGAGGCCGATCCCGAGCTCGTCGAGCGCCTCGCCGGCGATCCTCGCCTTCGTGTCTCCGCGGCCGCTGAGCCACCGGTGCACGGCGGTCGCCGAGCAGACGCCGCGCAGCTCGAGCCGCACGGCGAGCCACTCATTGGTCCGCCCGCGGCGGCGCAGCCCCTGGAGAACCGTCTGCCTGAGGTCCATCCCCTGACTCTTGCGCGGAAATTTGTCTGCACAAGGGGAAAGGCACCGCATTATTCAGGGCTTCCCTGCGCTTCTGGCACCCCCCGCACGGGGCGATGCCGACGGCCTTGGCTGCGACCGCGACGATGTCGCCGAGCCCGCGCGCGGCGCCGGCGTAGTGCGGGCAGCTCGCGCACGACGACGGAGTCTCGGCGCCTGCGCGCTTCGCGTGCGTGCACCTGCCGTCGTGGTCGTGCAGGCACCTCATACGATGTTCCACGACCACGAGTTCGACACGCGGTACGAGCAGCACACGATCGACGGGCTCGGGTAGCACAGGAAGACGGGCTGGTTGTTCGCGTCGAGCTCGTAGCACGCGTGCAGCGCGTCGCGGTAGTCGCGGCACTCGTCGCAGTGCTTCGCGGTGAAGTCGAGCGAGCTGCATCCGCTCGGATACACGGCGACCTGGGCGTAGCCGTTGCACGGGCTTGCGGCGTTCGGGAAGAAAGGCAGGTTGCACGCCTGCTCCGACCAGTAGTAGAGCGCGGCGTCGAAGGTGTTCACGCCCAGGCACTCCGATTTGCCGAGCACGGCGAACGCAGGGATGCACAGCGTGCCTTGCGCCGATGTCGCGGGGTCCGTGCAGCATGGCGCGGTGCCGTCCTGTATCTGCTGCACGAGCACGTCGATGCATCCGCAGGGAAGGCACGCGGAGTCGGCGCCTGCGTCCTCGCACGATGGTCCCGGATTGAAGATGAGCACGGGCCGCACGCATCCCGGCGCGCACGGGTCGGGGATGCACGCGATGGTGACGGCCGAGCCGTCGACGGCGTACGGACGCAGGCCGACGGGTATGTTGGCGTTGCTCCTGCCGACTATGGTCGTCGTCGCGGTCGTCTGGTTGCGCAGGCACTTTCCGCGGCGGACCGGTCCGCACTGGCAGTTGTCGCAGTGCGTGCAGTAGTTCGGCGAACCGCTGCCCGGTATGTCGCAGTTGTCGCCGAGCGTCTCGTACATGTACCAGTAGCGCGTCGTCATCGTGAGCGTGGCCGTCGTCGCGTGGTACCTGTAGCTCGCGCAGTCGGTGCCGATGCGCGTCACGTTCGCGGTGAGCGTCCACTGCCCCGTGCCCGCCTCGAATCCCGTGCCGTCGTCGCAGTAGCCGTTGACGCTCCACGATCCCGAGAGCGTGATCGTGCGGTTCGCGGAGCCGCTGCAGGCCCACCATGTGCAGCAGTCGGAGATGCACTGGTTGCCGCAGCAGCAGGCGCGGTGCAGGCTCACGGCTGCTGCTCCACGTAGCGGGTCGGCACGATGTACCACCCCTCGGGCAGCGCGATCGCGTTCTCCGAGAGCGTCCACTCGCCGGCGACGCGGTGGTAGACCCTAGCTTTCGCGCCCGGCCCGAGGCGCATCGGGCTCTCGTCCGGCACGAACACGGTCCTCGTGCCGCAGCCACTCGCGCAGGCGACCGCCGGCACGAGCGAGGCGAGCAGGATCGCGGTCCGCGTCGACCGCCGTCGAGACGCCGCGCTTCTCGAGCCACCCGAGCAGCGCGATGACGATGGCGACCGCGATGCGGTCAAGCATCGGCCTTCTTCGCGTCCTTCGCGAAGACGAGCCCGAGTCCCGCCATGATCGCGGCGACCGCGGTCGCCCAGTCGACGGCGGGCCAGGTCGAGACGATGCCGCCGACGGCGGCGATGATCGCGCCGATGCCGGCGAGCGTGGTGTTACGGTTGCTCATGCTTTGGCTCCAGTGGCAGCACGCCGCGCGCGACGAGCTGCAGGTTCAGTTGATGCACGCGGTTGCGCAGGTCGTGGATGTGGCGGTCGTGGCGGTCGAGGATCTCGGCGATGCGCTCGCGGTCGGCGGTCATGCGCTCCTCGATCCTGCCGAGGCGCGCGGAGACGTGGAACATGAACGCGACGAGCGGGCCGAGCAGCACCACGACCGGCACGGCGAGGGTGAGGAACTGCTCGATGTTCATGGCTCAGGCGGTAATGGGCTCGTCGGTGATGATCTGCTTCACGTCGACCGAAGCCGCGGAGTTCGGCGAGACCTCGAAGTCGGCGCCGCGGACGCCGCGACCGACGAGCATGGGCCGCGGAGATAGCGCCGTTCCGACTGGAATCCAGTCGCTCGCGTTGCCGCCGGCCCTGCGCAAGCGGACGTACGTGTCGGTGAAGACGTAGAGGTACTGGCTCCCGGAAGCGTTCACCGTGAGAGGGGTGTAGGTTCCGACGACGTTGCCCGTGGAGAGGTTGGTGATAGAGACGATTGGCATGGTTTGGTCCTAGCAGGTTCCGTCAATTGCGTTCGGCGAGTAGAACAGCCACGTGAGAGCGCCGCCGCCCGAGAGCGGCGTGCCGCCGCTCGTCTCGTCGCAGCGCCTCGCGGGGTACAGCAGGACATAGCCCTGTACGGGCTTCACCTGCCATCCGGCGGGGAAGTTGGCGGGGTTGTAGCCAGGGCCGACGAAGGTCGCGCTGTTGGCGGCCTCGCAGACGTTGATCGCGGTGCCCGTCTCCCAGGTCTCGCCGGGTCGGTCGCGGAAGTCGTTCTGCGTGCCGCCCGCGCCGCCGTAGCCGCTCGGACGGATCTCGGCGCGGACCCACGCGTAGACCCAGCGGTACACGCTGTTCGGCATCGGCGTGCTCGAGTCGAGCCGCGCGAGCAGGAACGGCGTCCCCTCGTCCTGCACGGCGCGCATGGTCTCCCACTGCGCGAGCTTCACGCCCTCGCCGTATCGCGCGATCCTGTTTCGGTCGGTGCTCGAGATCATGGGTAGGTCAGCCAGCTCCCTTCCTTCGCCCACTGCTTCGCGGCGACGGGGTCCGGCAGGGTGTTGAATATCACGTTGTGGTCCGACGATCCGCGCGCGAGCCCGGTCCAGAACACGTTCTTCGCGCGGCCCGAGCCGTCGTTCTTCGTGCGGCCGTCGTTGTCCATCTCGGGGATCTGGCTGCAGTCCTTCCAGTAGTCCCAGCGGAAGTTGTAGGTGACGCGGTAGTACTCGTCGCGGATCTGCGTGACGTTGGCGCTCGTGCAGAACACCTCGTACTGGACCCAGTGCAGGAAGGCGGCGTTGTTCCAGGTGCCCTGCACGGTCGCGATCTTGTCGTAGATGGTCACGAGCGTGCCGGCGGTCGCGTTCGACACGTCGTGCACAAGCGAGATCCGCACGTCGAGGGTCGGCACGCGCACCTGAGTGGGCTTGCCGGCGTCGTCGATCTTCGTGCCGCCGATGTCGTAGCTCTTGCCGTAGCTGTGCGCGGGAGCGGTGGCGAACGCCGCCGGCGTCGCGGCGGTGCGCCACGCGAGGATCGTGCGCTCGCCCGCCTCCATCGACACCTCGACGGGCAGCAGCAGCTTGTCGGTGCCGCCCGACAGCTTCGCCCAGGTGTACTCGCTCGAGTACTGCCCGATCACGTCGTAGGTGTAGGTGGCGGTGTTCGGCACCGGCCGCCATCGCCATGTCCGCAGGCGCATGGTCGAGAGCAGCGCGCTCGTGCCCCAGGTGTTCTTCGGCAGAGGCGACAGCGGCGCGCCGCAGGTCGCGTCGCGCAGCGACGCCATGTCGGTCGACTTCAGCGGATCGAGCTTCGCGGTCGAGGTCGCGCGGAAGGTCACGGTCGCCGACTGCGACCCGCTCGGGCTCGAGTCGGATATCTCGACGCCGATGATGTTCGCGGTGATCGCCATCTACTTCGACTCGCTCCTGAACATGAGGCCCATGAGGTCGACCGTCAAATCGACCACGCTCATCGTGAACGGCAGCTCCTCGCGCAGGCTGTCCGAAAGGCGCTTCTGCTCGGTCTGCCCGATCGCGGCCGCGATGTCGCCGCCCTCCATGATGCCGCCGGCGGCGAACCCGCCGAGCACGGCGCCCAGGGCGCCGGGGCCGTACTCCATGATGTTCTGCAGGTTGCTCCGCGGGGCGTTCTCATTCGCGATCGCAAGCGACTGCGAGAGCCCGCGGGAGAACCCGATGGCCTTGTCCTTCTCCGCCTGGCGGGCGAGCGCCATGCCGCCTTGCTCGGTGAACCCGAGCTCCCGCCAGGTCGACTTGCCGGCGAGGACCTTCGCCTGCGCCTCGGCTGCCGCGCGCGCCTCGTCGCCCATGTCGGCGTAGGCGCTCGCCACGGCGCCGATCCCTGCGGCGATGCCGCCGAGCGCCGCATAGCGCAGCCCCGCCGTGCCGAGCGATCCCATGAACCCGAGCGCGCCGATCGCCTGCAGGCCGCGGGGAGCGAAGCCGAGCTTGGCGATCGACTCGGCGACCTGGTTGGTCTCCTGCTTGAACTGGCCGAGCTTCTTGGCGGTCTGCTCCTTCTCGGCGCGCAGGCGGCGCATGTTCGCCGCCGCCTCGTCGGTCGCCTTCGTGAGGCCCTTCGAGTCGCCCGTGATCGAGACGTTTACCTTTGAGACCTTTGCCATTACGCGGCCCAGTCCTTCAGCACCTGGTCGGCGATCGCCTGCTCCATGATCGGCAGGAGGTACGGCTCGGCGGCGATGCCGGCGCGCCTCAGGTAGAAGCGCCCGGCGACCTCGCCGACCTTCACGGTCATGTTCCTGCGGCGGCGCTCGCCGCGCGTGACGAGCCGGATGCGCTCCTCGTCGGTGGCGGCGCGCTTTAGGTCGTGCCCGAACTCGACCCAGCGGAGGTACCAGTGCGGAGTCGCGTACGAGCCGCGCAGCTCCTTCACGCCGACGGCCGCCCAGATGACCTTGCCCTTCGAGTAGCCGACGACCTTGGTCGTCACGAAGTCGCGGATGTGCGGATTCGGCCTGACTTCGCCGCGGACCTTCTCGGTTGGCGCCGACCTGCCTGGCGGGATCATCGCCTTGGCGATGGTCGCCACGCGCTTCGTCCACTTGCGGAATCCGTTTCGCATCGCGTTGGCGGCGCGGACATCGCCGAGAGCCTTGAGCTTCCGGTTCACGGCCTCGATCTCGCTGCCGTCAATCTCGACGATGAGCCTGAATCCGTTCCGCAATGTCGTGTGCCATGCCTTTCTTCGACTTCAGTGCGTTGAACAGGGCGAGCGGCGAACCGAGCCCCACCGTTATGCCGGCGGCCGCGAGCACGTCGCGTCCGCCCGTCGTAAGTCCACCCCTTCACCGTAGAGCTGGTCGACCTCCTGGGCGACGGCGCGGACCCACGGGAAAGGCAGCTCGAGCACCTGCTCGACCGACGCAAAGGCGCGCCTGCCGTCGGGCTTTACGACGTGGTTCCAGACGTACCAGGCGGCGGGGTTCACGCCTCGCTGCGTTGCGTCCTGGAACGCGACGAAGTCGGCGACCGTCGGCCGCCTGACCGTGATCTCGACACCGCCTGCGACGAGCGCGACGGGCTCCATGTTGAGCGCCTGGATCATGCGGTGAGAGTCGTCGCCCCGTTGCAGTACCTGACCGTGACCGTGCACATGGCGACGCCGTTCGGCGCGAGATCCCACTCGGCGCTCTCGACCTTCGCCTTGCCGCTGAGCTTCTTTCCGCTCGCCCAGATGATCGAGACGTCATCGAGCGTGGCGTTGCCCGAGATCGCGCCGGCAAGCGACGCGTGCGATCCGCTCGAGTAGTAGAGCTCCATCGTCGCGCGCGCCTCGAGGTTACCCGACTCCATCTCGAAGAATGTGCTGTCGATCGAGGTGGTGTCGATGAGCGTCGCGTTGACGGTCGCGCGGGCGCGCGCGACGTCGGCGACGGTGGCGGCGGTTCCGCCTACTGGCGTGATCGAGACCTGTGCGTTTCCAGCTGTGAGCGTTGGCATTTCAGTACCTGTGGTAGATGGTCACGGGAGCGGTCACGATGGCGGGCTGCGCCTCGTCGCCTTCGCCGACGACGGGCTCCTCGATCGTGCGCATGGACGGGTTGAACGCGACGCCGCCGGCGTTCGACACGGAGAGAAAGAGCTTGGTCATCACGCTTGCGTTGAGCGTGCTCGCGGCGTCCATCGTCTCGGCGACGGAACGGATGGTGACGTCGTAGCGCGCGAGCCTCGCGATGTCGAGGTCGATCACGCCGTCGAACGCAGCCTCCTCGCCGCCGGTGACCTCGATCACCACGGCCGGCAGCGCGTCCGACTGCAGGCGCGAGCCGACCGACACGCGCGTGCCGGCGGTCGTCGCGGTGCCGATCCATGTCTTTATCTGGGCTTCGATCACGGGCACGGGCATCAGACGACCTCCGTGCACTGGATGACGGCGAGGCGGTCGCGCTCGTCGGCGTTCTCGATCGACTCGATGCGCAGCGTCTTTCCGCGCACGACGATGCGGTCGAGCTCGGTCATGCTGGTCTTCGCGACCTCGGGCCACCGCGTGCGGAGCTCGTACTGCGTCGTGACCGCGACGCCGTCGGCGTACGCGACCTCCGCGGCGCCTCGCTCGCGCATGTCGGTGCGGAAGTAGAGCCCGCCGGTGAAGGTGCTCGTGCGTCGGCCGAGCGAGTCGGTCGTCGTCGCGGCCTTCATCACGCGCGCGTTCCAGCGGAGCCGTCCTCCAGAGATCATCGGAGCGGGCTCCTGACCTGCCAGAGGTCGAGTATCGCGTCGGTGCCCATCGGCACCACGGACAGCGAGATCGGCTGAGACGCCTCGGGATTGTTGTACCACGCGCCCGTGATCCCGATGATCGCCGAGACGAGCTCGTTGGGGATCGACGCGTATCCCGCGACGTAGGTGATGGTGATCGGCGTGCCCTCGTCGGTGGCCGGCGCCTTCAGGAACCTGAGCACAGGCAGCGGCCCGCAGCTGCGGTCGACGTAGTAGTCGGCGGCGGCCATCGTGACCGACGAGCCGCCGTAGGTGTACGCGACGCTCGTCAGGCTCGTGAACGGATGGACCGGCACCATCGTGTCGGCGAACGACGCGAGGTACATCGTCTGCGTGCCGGAAGAGAGCGCCACGCCGGTGCGGCGCTCGACGTACGACTCAGCGGCGGCGAGGAGCCTGGTGAGCTCCGCGTCGTCGTCGGTGTAGCCGATCCGCAGCGCGGCCTTGAGCGTGGCGAGTGTGACTGGCATCGAAAGCCGCGGCGCGCGTTTCCGCGCGCAGCGACCGAGGAGGTGGATGGATCACTTGAAGGCGAGGTAGCCGAACGCGTTGACGTTGGTGACCACCACGTCGGAGCGCTTCCAGGCGGTGAGCACGGTCATCAGCTTCTGCGCCTGGCTGGTCGTGTCGACCAGGAACTCGAGCGGGCCGCGGTCGTAGATCTCGACGTACGACCAGTTGCCGACCGTCGCGGCGTTGGAGTTGGCGGTGACGGCCGTCGGCATGAACTCGGAGATCGCGACGGGGATGCCGTAGAGCTGGCCCGAGAGGCCGTTCGTCAGGCCTTCCGCGACGTTGTCCGAGACCTGCCAGAGGTAGCGGTTGCTGCCGTCCTTCAGCTTGCGCACGGTCTTGGCGACGGCGTCGCCCATCATCCACCGGAGGTTGGTGCGGTAGCGCGGAAGGATCTTGTGCACGGTCTCGATGATGTCGTCGGCCGCGATGGTCGCGAGTCCCTGGCCGCTCGATCCGGCGGTCGCGACGTAGCGCTGGCCGGTAGCGGCGGTGATCGCGGTGATCGCGCCGGTCGGCTGCGCAGGGTTGCCGGTGGCCGACGTGCTGCCGTCGCCGGTCATCAGGAACTGCTCCTCGGCGAGGTACACGCCCTCGCTCACCTTCCGCGAGAGGAAGTCGCCGCCGCCGATGTAGTCCTGGTACGCGAACTTCGTCACGGGAACCTGGACGGCGAACGCGAAGTCGCCGATGGTCTTGCGCACGAACGTCACGCCCGACTGCGTGATGCTGTTGGTCGGAGTCGCGTAGCTGTCGGTGGTCGTGGTCGACTCGTCGACCAGGTAGCCGGTCGGCACCGAGGCGTCCACCGTGATCTGCTGGTCGCTGCTGACGTTGTAGACGGTCGCGACCGAGCGGAGCACGAGCTGCTTCTGCACGAGCTCGACGATGCGGCGCTGCATGTCGATGGGCACGGGCGCGTTGCTGGTGCTGGTCGCGTTGCCGTTGATCGTGCCGCGGATCTCGTGCATGGAGCCTGTCTGCAGCGCGCGCACGAAGAGCGAGCGGTACTCGGGCGAAGCGTGGTATCCGCCGACAAGCTCGTAGCCGTTGCGCTTCTCGGGCGCCGCGACGTACGCGTCGATGAGCGGCTTGCCCATCTCGGCCTTCAGCATCTCGGCGCGCTGCGCGCGGACGATCTGCCCGTCGAGCTCGCGGTAACGCGTGTCGAGCTTCTCCCACTGGTCCTGGTCGGTCGGTCCGAACGACGCGCGGTCGTTCACCTGCTGCATGTCGAGCAGGGTCTTCTTGCGCTCCTCCATGAGCGCCTTCAGGTTCGCGATTTCAGCCATGTGTCTTCTCCCATTGTGCGCGCAGGTAGATGGTGCGCGCGTTGCGCTCGCGGTCCGCGACGCTGCGGAGCTCTGAGCTGGTGTTCGTTCCATACGCCGCGTCGACGACCACGGAGAGCTCGACGAGCCTCGCCTTGGTCACGGTGCGCAGCGTGCGCTTGTCGTTCCATTCGTCGGCCTCGACGTAGAAGCCGAACGACATCTCGCCCGTCAGGTCGCCGCGCTGGATCAGCTCGCGCACGTCGTTGCCGAGCGTGGTCTCGGGAAGCTCCGCGTCGAAGCGTAGACCGCCCGCGGTGTCCTTCAGGCGCAGCGTGCCGCTCTTCGTGCGAGCGAGCAGCGCGGCGCCCTGGTGGTTGTAGAGCAGCTTGATGTCGGCGCCGTCGAGGTCGCCGAACGCGCCGCGCGAGATCCGCTCCTGGAACGTGCCGCGCACGCCGGGCTCGGCGATCTCGCCGCTCCACTTGCCGTACGGCACCGCGAGCCCCGCGAGCGTGCGCCCGTCGATCGACTGCTCGGTAGCGATGTTGCGCCTAGATAGCACAGTTCACCTCATTCCCCCAGACGATCCAATTCGGTCTTTCGCGACGAGCGAACAGCTCCAGATATGGACCGTCGTACATTTGCTCAACGATGTCTTGGAATGCCTCAGGTTTTTGGCTGTGGCGGCCGCGCTTCCAGTTCCACCAGGTCGAATCGTGTCGCTTCAGGCATTTTGGCGATCCGCGCCGACAAAATAGGACATGCTCGGAAGTGTTCACGAAAGCACCCCCCAGACCTAAGCCGTGAGGGTTTTTGCACCATGTCAGCAAGGTCGAGGGCATGAATCCCCACGCGCGGGCGATGTCGTATGTCCTCTCGATATAACGATTGATAGTCCAGAGAAAGAGAACGGAGTCATCTGCCGCAACATCGGAAACCGGCAACGATTCAATCTCTTCTAGGGCCATCGTCGGGTATTCGAGGGGTCGCGATCTACCGTTAGAGTTCCACTCTGGGCCGCGAGTAACCTGCCACGGCGGATCGGCAACAATGCACCGAAAACCAGCGTCGATACGCGGTAGTTCAGAAATCATTGGGCGTCCCCGCGTTCTCGCTGGTGTCGTCGCCGATGTTGGTCTGGCCGCCGCCCGTTCCCATGTTCTTCGCGACGATCGGCTCGTCGAGGCCGGGAAGCGGCTCCAGCTCGAGCCACTCGCGCGCCTCGTTCCTCGTGATGACTCCCGACTCGACGCCCGTGCGGAGAGCGGCGAAGTGCTCGGCGAGTCCGGGCTTCGTGAGGTAGTCCGTGTCCCATGAGGCTCGCGCGCCCGGCGCGCAGAGCTTCGCCTCGATCTCGGCGGACCACGCCGCGAGCCAGTGCGAGAGGCACGCGTCGAGGTACATGCGCGAGAGCCACTCCATCGAGCCGTACGAGCTGCCGACGCTCTCGGATAGATAAGACGCCGGCACGCCGAAGATGCGCGATACCTCGGCGACCGAATGGCGCTGCGCCGCCTCGAGCCCCGTGTCGTCCATCGTGCTCGAGATGCGCTCGACCTTGACGCCGTCGCCGAGCACGAGCGGGCGGCCCGCGTTCTCAGGTCCGGCGTGCTTCTTGGTGTAGTGCTCCTCCATCGCCTGCATCAGCTCGGGGCCGATCTGGCGCGGATGGACGATCGCTAGCTTGGGGTTGCCGCCGTTCGCGTACGACTCGAGCGCCATGCGCTCTTGGGTCGCGAGCGTCTGGATGGAGGTCTTGCAGAGTCCGATCGGCGAGTCGCCCCAGAGCGGGGAGATGCCGGGCGCCCGAAGGTGAAAGACCTGCTCGGGCGCGAGCACGCCGTACGCGACGGTGCGGTAGGCGATAGTCCTGCCCTGCGATATCACCGAGAAGGAGTCGGGCTCGAGCGGCAGCAGCTCGAGCAGCTCGCCGCCGACGGTCCTGTTGATCGCGCACGCGGCGTTGCCGTAGAGCAGCGCCTGCAGCTGCATGGACCGGCGCAGGTCGTACGCCGTCGCCGTCGACGACGGCGAGCGGAGCAGCGAGTCCGCGGCGCGGTCGTCGACGGACAGCGGCGTCCGCGCGATGTCCGAGGCGATGAGAGTCGCCGCGCGGTAGACGGGCGCGTGCTGCAGGCTTGCGGCGCAGCCGCCGAACGCGACGCACGCGCGCGACGACCCCACGAGCGTCGTGGAGGTACCGCCCGAGAGCCATCGGCGCACGATGTTCCCTAGCCCCATGCGAGCATTGTGCCGCGCTGTCAAGCGCGCGATGGTGCCCTAATTCACGATTGCAGGAGAAAGTCGTAGCTCGTGCTCGACTGCCCGCCCCAGCAGTGCACGGCGATGATCGAGGCGACGAGCGCGTCGATCACCTTGGTCTGCTTCTCCTTGGTCACGGTGATGTTGCCGTTCCTGTCGCGGTGCGCGTCCGCCTGCCGGCACGCGGTCTGCAGGATGGGGTCGTGTCCGACGACCATCCGCCTCGAGGCCCACAGCTGCTGGAACAGCTGGCAGCCCGGCCCGAACGTCGACACGCCCATCGAGTATCCCTCGAGCGGCACGCCCGCGGTCTCGAGGCGCTTGACGAAGTCGGCGGCGCCCCAGCGGTCGAACCCGACCCGAACGAGGTTGAAGCGCTTGCCGAGATCCGCGACGCAGGCCGCCACCTGCCCATGGTCGATGGCAGCGCCTGGAGTCAGCGTCAGGTGCCCGAGCTCGGACCATTGCCGCACGGGCAGCCTGTACTCCCGCTCTCGGCGCTCGAGGTTCGCGTCGGGCCAGAAGTACGAACCCTGCAGCGCCACGCGCCCGTCGGGTAGCGGCACGGCGAGAACCACGGCGGTCATGTCCATGCTCTTCGACAGGTCGACGCCGACGTAGGCGTCGCGCCCCTCGAGCGCCTTCCAGTCGATCTCCTGCCCGCCTGGCCAGAGCTCCATGTCGAGCCAGTTGGTCGACTCGACCGGCGTCCGCGCGCAGTGGTAGCGGCTGAACTCGGAGCGCCCGACTTGGTCGCGGCGCTTGCGCTCCCATGCCGCTCGCAGCGAGCGGACGGTCGGAACGCCGTGCTCCATGTTGGGATTCGCCTTGTGCCACGCCGACTCGTCGCCAAGGTCGTCGTCCGCGTCGATCCCGAACAGGAACGGTGCATATGCGTCGTCGTTGCTCTCGCTCTCGAGCACGGATTCGGCGCGGGCGACGAAGGTGCCGTACACGCCGTCGGGCGTGCCGGCGGGCGTCGAGACGATGAGCCCGCGTCCGCCGCGCGTCTTCACGGTGGCGCTCTCGAGCTTGGGCAGGATCTCGGGGTCGGTGAACTCGTGGACCTCGTCGGCGACCCAGAGGGTCGGCGTCAAGCCGTCGATGGTGTTCCGCGACGCCGGCAGCGGCGAGAGCTCGCAGTCGTCTTCCGGGCACACGACGCGGTCCCAGAGGATCTTGGTGCCTGGGCGCTCGAGCGGGCGCGCCATCGTGCGCGCGGTGCCGACGCAGATGGCCGCTTGCTCGATGCGGTTGGCGATGACGTGCACGCGGCGTCCGCCGCCGGCCCAGAGGTCGTAGAGCGCGAGCGCGGCGGCGAGCGTGGTCTTGCCGTTTCCGCGGGCGACCTGGAGCAGGCAGAGGCTTGTCCGCCGGCTGCCGTCGTCGGCGTAGCGCCACCCGTACAGGCACGCGACGAGCCAGAGCTGCCAGGGCGCGAGGCGGAACGGCTGACCGCTTGACTCGCCGACGAGCTGCAGGCGGGCGCAGTGCGCGTCGACCTGGGCGACGGCGGACCAGTCGAGCACGAGGTCTGGCCGCTCGAGATCGCGCAGGAACCGACGCGCGGCGAGTCGCAGCCAGCGGTTTGCAGGTCGCGCGCCGGCGGCGGTGGCGTCGACATACGCGAGCACTGCGGCGGCGGTGTCTTTTTCCGTCGCTGC